CCGAAGTACCATACATGGACTTTATGTTTTTAATATCCCAGAACCCCTGTTTAGCAGCTTCTCGGAGAACTCCATAAAAAGTAAACCCCGTCTGCCCGCCTCCCGAAATAACCAAATGTTCTATTTTTGTTTGATTTTCCTCTTCCATTATTATATAATCCAGCAAAAACTTTTTATGTATTTTATTATATAAGTCCAATATAATAAAATATGTCATCTATATTCCTATTCGACCATGAAGAGGCAAATAACGGTAAAATAAACATAGACGATTTATATGAGCGACGTCAGAAACGGGATCTTAAACAACTAGAGATTTTTAATAAGATCCTTAATAGAATACACAAACGCATTCAGTACACAGCGAAAAACAAGCTTTGCAGTGATAATCACATATGGTTCAATGTGCCAGAATATATAGTGGGAGAACCCGTTTATGATAAGGGCGATTGCACTGGATATCTGGTATCACAACTGGAACACAACGGATTCTTTGTAAAATATGTATATCCGAACACGCTATTCATTTCTTGGCATAATTGGGTACCGTCATATGTGCGAAACGAAATAAAAAAGAAGATGGGTGTTGCTATAGATGAGAAGGGTAATGTCATTGAAAAATCTGATGTAGACGGAGAACAACCAAAGACAATACAACAACAAAACAAGGACCAGAAACAATATACTCCAATCAAGAGTTATAAACCATCTGTATATGGTGAAGATCTTTTAGCGAAAGTCGAGAAGAAAATTAGTTTCGACGTTTAACGGTATTCTTTCTCGGCTTGCGCTTTGTACGCGTAGCGCCGCCATATGTTCTACGTTTTACTGCCAATTTGGTTATTTCGTTACACATTCCTTTGAAATTCGCCGGGTTTTTAAGTTCTTTCTTTAGTGATTCGCGCATAACGGACGCTATCGCTTCTTTGATTACAGCCGCAGTGGTTCCTCTGAATTGACTGGATCTTATGTATTGACCTATATTTTGCTCTAACATAGCGGTCAATTTCGCCTTAGATGATTCTTCTGTAAAATATGTAGCCAGACTATCAAACATCTTTTCTCCATACAACTGTTGATTTTTTTTAAACATTTCTTGGAATCCATCACACATGTATTCGTTTGATGCTTTGGCTTTTGCTCCAGATCCAGCACTAGCGCCCGCACCAGATGCGGCTGCGGCAGGTCCGCCAGCAGCAGAGGCAGCTGCCAAAAGATCATCAGGTAAACCCTCTTTCGCAGCAGCTGCAAAACCAGCAAGGCCGCTAGGTAAACTAACGTCCGTTGCAGCACCCGTTGCAGCACCATCTGCCGCAGCTTTTGCCGCACCAGCGGCACCCTCTTTTGCAGCATTCATCAAAGCATCCATTAACGTCTATATAATCTACAAAGAGATAAAATTGATTGCGTTTGGTTTAAATTAATTTATTTCCTAATTAGTATAATGGATACATCAAATATAGTTATCAAGAAGGCAAAGAGCGACGTATCAAAAACACAGAAAAAGAAAACCACACTCTCCGCCGCTGAAAAGGAGAAGCTATGGGCGGTGTTTGACGTGGAAAGTAAACCGACTGAAATCGTTCCAACCATGAAAGAGGCGGGCGTATGTGGTATGTGCGAAAACGGTACATTAGTTATTACTGAGGAAGGGTTCCCAACATGCTCCAATGGGGCGTGTGGTATTATATATACAAACACTTTGGATTACTCTCCTGAATGGCGGTTCTATGGGTCTGACGACAGGAATAACGCGAAGGATCCCTCCAGATGCGGTAACCCAATAAACCCGCTTTTAGTAGAATCATCGTATGGGTGCAAAGTGATATGTTCGTCTAAATCCTCATACGAGATGCGAAAAATTCGTAAATGGACCGAGTGGCAATCTATGCCCCACCGCGAGAAATCATTATACGACGAATTCCAATTCATTACTGTTATGGCACAGAACTCGGGCATCCCTAAAATATTCATTGATGATGCTATGGCGATCCACAAGGACATTTCCGAACAACAGATGTTTCGCGGAATGAATCGCGATGGTATTAAATCCGCGTCTATCTATATCAGCTGTCGGTTGAACGGCTGTCCCAGGACAGCGCATGAAATCGCGGAAATATTCCATTTAGACAAAACGAGTGCCACGAACGGCTGCTCCATGGCGGTGAATATCCTACATAACATAGAGCGTAGTTACGAGCCATCGCAAAAGACAACCCTCGGCACCACGAAACCCGCTGCGTTCATAGAGAGGTATTGCAGCCGATTGAATGTCAATACGGAGCTTACAAAGCTATCCACGTTTATTGCGAAAAAGGTGGACGAACAGAGTATCATCAACGACAACACACCGCACTCAATCGCTGCCGGTATCGTCTACCTGATCGCACAAAACTGCAACCTGAATATCAGTAAAACGGACATTAAAACGATCTGCGGGGTAAGCGAAGTCACAATCAACAAATGTTATAAGAAACTGGAGAACATTAAGGACAAATTAATTCCTGTGCGTATTTTAGAGAAGTACGCATGATTATCCTATACACAAATTTGCTTTTACTACTATCGTTATTTTATTTTTATTACCAATCAGATAAAAACTTAGCGGAGTGCGTCCTGGCATTTTTGCTTATATTGGTAATTATATCTTCGCAGATATTCTGGAGAAATCCGCTGCGAGGTACGATCATCCATAAGTTAGACGCGATGATTGCAAAAGTTTGTATACTATCCTTCATTTTTTACACAATTTTATTCAAATTACATACAGATGAACTCGCTGTATTGTATGCAATATTATTAGTATGTATTTTAACCGCCGCTTGGTTTAGTAGTTATTATTCTTCAAGAAGATGGTGTGGACCATCACATATACATTCTCATGCTTTTCTTCATTATTTCTGTTTTATTGCCACGTTTTTTGCATTTTGATCGGGTTATTTAGTATAATATTTTATACGCATAATATATTATATGTCTAATAAACAGGTAACATTTGAAGTAGAAGAAATACTCACGGATTATCCAAAGTTAATATTTATAGTTCCCTATAGGGATCGTCAACAACATTATGAATTTTTCTCTCAACACATGAAGCGGATTATGGAAGGGACATCGTATCGTATTCTGTATATACACCAAAAAGACACTAGGGCATTCAATCGCGGTGCCATGAAGAATATTGGATTTTTGACGGTTAAAGATCTATACCCGGATGACTACGTGAAAATCACCCTAGTGTTTAATGATATTGATACAATGCCATTCACTGCCGGTTTTCTGAATTATGAAACAACGCCCGGTGTCGTCAAACACTTTTATGGGTTTACCTACACGCTAGGTGGTATAGTGTCAATGAATGCTGGCGATTTTGAGCGCGTTAATGGGTTCCCCAATTATTGGGCGTGGGGATATGAAGACAATGAACTTAACCGACGCGTAATTGGATACGGAATACGTCTGGACCGCAGTCAGTTTTATCCAATTATGGATAAAAATATACTACAGTTGCAGGATGGATTCGGACGCGTAGTAAACAGGAGTGAGTTTGATGCCTATCAAAAAAAAAGCGCGGAGGGCATAAATAGTATATATGATTTAAAATATGATATAGTAGAAGATACCGGTTTTGTTGATGTAACCGATTTTAAGACTAATCGTGATGAAAATATTGGAGCGCGTTCTGATTTTGATTTACGAAAAGGTAATATTCCATTTACCAATGTTGGCGGCCGGCGTAATGCAAGAATGAAGATGTTTATATAACTGAAATGGATTCCATAAATTTATAGGTAAGTCCAACTCGTGTTTGATCTTCCCAAATACCAGAAATCTTTATAATAACATGTTTTACGCTGGTTGAATTAGAATCTCTATAAATTTTAACATTGCCATTTTTCATATGGTCGTTTAATGTAGTAGTAGATGCCTTTGTATTACTAGTAATTTGTTTGTAATAATCCAATATGTATTTCTCAATCCAAGCAAGCTCATTACATAGCTTAGCGTTCGTCGGGTCGGTCGTTTGAAATTTCAACATTGTCTTATTATATGTCTTATCTAGCGCGGTATTGTGAAATGGGATTATCATTGATATACCATTTGTAGTAATTAGATCATCCGAATATAATACTTTGGTGAATTTGCCGTCCATAATTATATTCTTTTTGCTATCCATAAAAAACAGATTCTGCAAATTCAATTGTTCTAATTTATATGCGATATTCATTATTCAAATATCGCATATAGTATTTATCTAGTTTCTTAAATTAAATTTATTATATTAGAATACAAACTCCATTTAGATGTAACTACGTCGCAAGCGTATCTACATCACCAACGTCCAAACCGCCTAAATCTAGGTGCTCGTGACAATCTCGGTTGGGGAGGAGGGGGAGGAGGTCTAGCTCTCGGCGTTACTTGCACGGTTACTGGCGAAGATTTAGTATTATCTCTATAAATCGCTACAACACTGAATGTATATGTTGTTCCATTTCTTAAATTCTTAAATCTAATTGGATTAGATATATCAGATACTGTATTTTCCGGAATTTCCGGTGGAGTTGTATTGATTGTATAACTAACCGGTTTATCAGATACGTTAGGTTCTATAATAGTGATTATTGCCGTTCCATCATCAGAATTGCTGGATAATGTTGGCGAAGCACGCGGTATACCTGCTATTACATCCGAATCTAATATTATACCATTTCCATAGTCTGCAATCAATTTAAAATCGTATTTTGTACCATTTATTAGATTGGATATGCTTTTATTATTCGCATTTCTATCAACAGGATAAGTTGTTGTGTCCCCGGCAGATGACGTAACTGATATAGTATATGCCGGGTTTCCGGTAGCAGTCACAATGTTAACCGCCGCACTACCAGTACGCATAGTAAGTGTAAATGATGGTTTCGCGCGTGGCGTAATTGCATTAGCATAAGTAGTAGTATTAATTAATTTAGTTCCGTCACTAAGTGTACCATAATCCGCGGTAACGCTCAATGTATACGGAGTATCATTTATTAAACCAGTAAACGTGTATGGGTTTGTAGCCGTTTGTTTACTTATGATGTTATTTGCCTGGTCTATTGCCTTTATATCATATGTCATTCCACTTGCGTCAGGTGATGCGTTAATTGTAATTGAAGCCTGTTTATCACCTGTGGTAACGGGACCTATAGTAAATCCTATCATTTTCATTATTTCAGATTTAACTTTTTCTATAGATACTTTTAGTTGACGTATCTTTGAAGATATTTTGTTATTATTTGCGTTCAAGTTAGCTTGCGTAGACTGATCGTTAATTGTAATGAAATCAGTTATATCTGGATACTGGTATTGTATATCATTCATTTCATTTATTCTCAACTGTAATGCATTTGTTAAATCATCCATGTTATATTTAATATCATTTGTATTTGGAAACAATCTAGCAACTAAAGATGAATTGTTGCTAGAAACTGTACGTGTTACTGTATTGTACTCAGAACGAGTCTCATTTAATTTAGTCTGTGCTATTTTAAACGCGCTCCATACAGCAGCATATTGAGATTGATTCCGTTGGTAAAGTGCCAACTGAGCGTTTTTATCGCTATACTCTGTTTTTTTGATATCTAATGACGATGTATTTCCTTCGATAAGCCGATCCCTTTTTAAATTGTAATATATAATAACGCTAAATACAAGTATTAGTAGCACTAGTACAATAGTATTTAGGTCTAATCGGAAATTTAATTTCATTTTTTATAATATATACACTATTATTATATATAATGACTAGCATAATTCCATGGAAAGGCGCTACATTTCAAGAATTGAGCGCTGGCATCAAGTTCAATTCAGCGCCTACTGCATCAAACACAAGCATCTTTTTACCTAACTCACTCAGGGTTTATAGGAAAGAAATTGCAAGTACCGCTATTGGGCGCTGTAATCCAAGAACATCAATAAAGATAGACGATTACAATATGCCCGGAGGTACACTCAGTACAAATGTTGTTACGACCACGGGTTTAGCCAATACGGGTGATCTTACATATGAAAAAAATACATGCGAACATCCATCCAGAACAAACCTATGTAATGCATTCTTGTCTCCCGCGGACAACGCCAGGCGTCGCGTTCGTAGTAGCGGAATGATAAAGAAACAGTCAGTAAATAATGATTACTATACATCTACACAACAATACATGAATAGTCGTAATATTTCGTACGATCAGAATCAGTATTTCCATGTGAAGTATGGTTCTAGTACCGCTAAACCAGGTTCCGCAGGTGCCATATCAAATATTTATCAGTCAAATGGAATCAATAAATGCCCGAAGTATACGCTTCCTACGACTACATTCACATACTATTGGGTTAATAATACAGCCAACGTTGTAACTGTTCCCGCCGGACAATATGATATTGATGACTTAAACCTGTTATTGCAGAATACAATGGTTACCAACTTCCACTATTATACAACGGCTACGCTTACCAAAGTTTTCTTGCTATCATTTGGATATGATAGCGTATCCAATACAATAATCATATCAGCGAATGCGAATACACTAGCCCAATATCCAATATCTACATATTCATTACCACTGACGTCACCTGCGCCTACGTGGGATGCGTCTTATAATAAAATACCTGGAATTTTGATACCAAACACAACTATAGGGAATGCGCTAGGATTCACTGTAAATAACGCATCCAATACATACCCATACGTATTAAATCGCATTAGTACAATAAATCGCTCAGTGCAAGGTTCATTTGATCCTGGAATACAACCGAGATACCGTCGTATTTATTACAAACCAAGTAATTCACAATTTGGAGTACAGGGCGCAGTTTCATCTAGTGACCGACTTCTGCGTAAAAAATACGACACAATTACAACAGTTGGTTCTAGTTTTAGGAGTGCATTTGGAGCGCAAACCGCAAATGCATTGGCTTATAGTTCTTCGGCGTATGGATATACTTTGAAGGAGCGTACCGGGTATTCTATGAAGAGAACACCCACATTTTCGGCGTACTCTAGTGTAATGAAACAATGTCCTGTTAGAAAATTCAGGAATGCGATCTAATTCCACCTTTGGAAAAGTTGGAGCCAAATCTTTAAAAAGACAGGCTTATCTATTGGGTTCAACCTTTACCAAAGGTTGAGATTTAGTCCCAAGCGCTACGGACAAATATATTGTGCGGTACATTGTGTGTAATGCACCAGTTCGTACATTTCTGTATATTATTTCGTATGTAAACATCTATTTTATCATTCTTATGTTTGTTATCTATAAGTATGATGGTCTGCTGAATGTTGTCAATTTGCTGTTGACCGAAAATTGCATTGAACTCTTCTAGTTTGTTTACAAAATGCGAGGCAATCGGACAGCTGAGAAATCGGGTTATCGGACTAGTACTTTTAAGTACATTCGTAAAGCACACCGCAAGTTTAGCCACAAATCCCGCGTTAGATGGGAATATAAACTTTTTGCAAACAATATACTTTTCCGAATTCGCGTAACGACTGGTGTTTGGTTTTGTAATATAGACCTCCTCGTAAAATGAAGATAGAATATACAACAGATCAACTGTGTGATTCATGAAACAATCAAAAATCTTCAATATAAAACTACCACCTCGTTTCTGTAAACATAGCGCATAGCATATTTGTCCGTAGAGCAACTTAGTGATATTGATTTCCTGTGAGTTGAATCCGGTAGAAAAATCAAAGCCGCCGTCGGCAGTAATAAGATCCATAGAGGAGCCATACTTATCCACGCAATGTTTGAAATTCTTCATACAAAGTATGTCACCGGTTCCTGTGGCGCCATTTTCAATCCGCACATTCGGATTACTCTTCAGAAACGCATCACTTTTCTTCCAAGCCGGAATATTCGTATCGTTTGCATCATCCAGAATCGTCATTCCTACGTATCTATCCTGTGGGTTGCGACGAGCATTTGCAATTGCCTCAATGAATCCGCCTGGACCTTCTGCTAGGTGGAAACTGGAGATGGGCGTTGAGTTTCGCAATTTAGCGGTTCTGCTTTCAAATGCACTACCGTTATTTGGAGCATACAAATCAAATGTCATCATTATTTCTAACATCTTAAAATACGAACGGGAAAGTGGTTTGTACTTTGAAACGCACTTTGACTTGCCAGGTACATTGCTATTAATATATTCGTAAGGGTTTGTATACTTACGAAACTCGTCCCAATCCTCACCGTATTCATCTATCTTATTCTTAATTTCATACAAATAAAAAGATAGAGAATTTGATATTGTTGGTTCAGGGTTTGTATCTGCTGTCACGCATTGTAGATTATTTATAATTGAACTATTTACAGCGGGTAATAATATATATAGCATCGGATATATATATTTTATAGCAAGGGTTTATATCATTTCGGCTTGTGTATAATAGGCGTTCCTACAATGACAACTTTCTTGGCCGTTTTCTTAACTTTGGGTTTCTCTGGTTCTACAGCTGCTACGGCCTCCATTTCTTCAATGGTTTTATGAGTTACAGCCTTGTGAATCTTTTCAGCGTCCACATTATGTGTTTTGCGAAATACGAAATACCGGTTCATGAACGAGATCTGTTTCTCGTCGCTCGTCATAAGATGGGCGTTCTTATAATCCGACATTTTCCTTGGATCCATCCGCGTTTCCATTTCCATGGCAGAGAACATCTCGCCGAATAGTCCAGTTCCGTTAGGGAGTTGTTTGGGGGCATCACGCTTTCCCAACAGGGCGAATCCATAGTTCTCCATCATCTGAGTAAAGTATTCAAAATTTACCAGGTATTCGCGGAAGGTCTTACCGATCGTCTCTTGATAGACGTTGATAGGAAACCCGAGACAGGATTCATCACTTGGGAACCCAGTCTGTGAGTACATTTTTGTGAGTTCAAACATTTTGCGTTCGCCATCCATTATTGTGAACGATTCACCCTCGCTCTTGTCGCGCAGCAGTTGGAAGATGGTTTTACCATCAAAGCATGTACCGATGAAGTATCCATTAACTGCGGTACATTCCGTCAAGTTTCTCAGGAATCGGTGCATGCTCGCCTTGCTTTCCAATAAATAGTGGAGCGCAAATTGACACGAGCTAATATTAAATCCTTTGGCACCGGTTCCGTACTGATTATAAACGCCTTGTCCCAGAAACTTCGCATCCTTGGGTCCATTACCGAATACAGCGCGGACGATCTCCTTATCTTTCTGTGTCTTGAATGCCTCGCCGCTACGTATATTTAATCCGCTGTCACCATTTACAAATAACGCGGCAGGCGTATTTTTACGCGTCGCTCTATCGCGTAGATAGCGAGCGCATGCTCCATCCAGCCGGTTGTGTATATTATCATGTGAAATATCAACACCGAAAACGAACGACAAATTCGCGTTGTTCCATTTACTCAGATCTCCGGCTTTGCCAACCGCGTAGTCAATTAGAGTATCGCCCCTATTCGCTATACTGGTAATCAGCTTGTTCTTCACATACAAATTGTGGAAATCGCGCAATCCCCTCGTGAGATTCGTCTCGTTACCGACACGATTATAGTATACACCCTCGTTTGCCGCGCCATTCTCTTCTTCTCCGGATTCCTCTATATAATCCGGTATGCCGGAACCACTACTTATCATTTCCTTGGTTATAGGATTGTGGATGGATTGCCAGTTGCTGTTCGCCACATGGTACGCGTTTCCATAATTCTTAAGTCCGCTTTTCAATTCGGTTGTCTTATCGTAACGCACGCGCAACGGAGTCCATCTCCAACCAGCGGGTTTAGATGTGTCGTAACTAAACTCAACAATAGTATCTTCCTCAAAGTATTCGCCCTCCGTGGTAAACATACTAAGTTCCTTCGCGCCGTCCTCCACAAGCATTATGTTAGCAAAGCACGCTTTTGTATCAAATGGGTTCGTCGGTTGGAACGGCACCGGTTTATAACGATCGCGATTATTAGAAGTGTCATATTCAATAACCTTATTCTGAACTATATCTTCATATGGATTGACAAACCCATGACGGCGGTCCAACTCATCAAACCCACACCGTAATATCAGTGTCTTGTATTGTATAATATTCTTACTACCCTGCACGTTTTGACCGTCCTGAAATATGTTGTGAATTTCGTCCTTTCCACTCTTATCCTTTTTCAGTGATACCAAGAAATCAATGGTGTTGAATTCCGCTGGTTTCCACTTGAACGATTGGACCCATAGAGGTTTCGTCAGTTTGCCTGCAACACCAACCTTATCACTGGCAACTGCTGTATTGCACGGAGTAAATATGAGTCCATCTGAATTATATTCGGATATTCCATCCTCAATGTCCGAAAGAATCTTGGAGCAGCATTGGAAGATCGTCCTGGACGCTGTATCGCTATAGAATATCTTACACTTGAGTACGAACTCGCATGCGCTGGCGAATTTCAAATGCTCCACAAACTGCTTCAATAAGTTCAATCGGTACTTCTGTTTATTGGCTTCTGCATTAGTGATGTCGTTGTTATAAAAGGCAAACTCGCGAGTACTCTTTTTATTTATATAATATATATCAAATGCCGCATACAAATTGATCGCATCGCCGTGTTTGTTATTTTTAATATGCTCGCCATCCAATAAACTCTCAAAGAACTCTTCGTTTGTCGTTTTTGCTCCGGTGAATATAACATTCATGTTAGTATCAATCATATACATGAGTCCTTTGTGGTTTATGTATAGAAGCTTGCGTTCTCCGTCAGCCTTATCAGTTACTGTATAGTTTTTGCGTATGTTCGGTAGGTTGGAATTTGCATCTAGCTGCATAACGTTCTGCATCTGGAGAGTCATTGACGATGGTCCTACAAAGTGATGCGGGAGAACCCAACCCGACTGATATTGGTCTCCATATAGCAGACGCATGTATTCCGTTTGAATTTCGCTTCTTAACGCGTAGGATATCGGATAATTTGTTCCTTGGATACCACCCATAACGATTCGGATCGCCTGACGAATAGCATCAATGAATTTTTTGCTGTCGTTATATTCTGTTCCGATTCCAATCTTGGAATTATCTACCTCCATCTCTATCTCATATGACTCGGGATTTGTGAGAACACCCGCGTCCTGTATTGTATAGAATTTCATAGGTATCCCCTTGTTGGTAGTCTTTGATTTCCTCACAATACTTATATCCGCGAAGAAGGGCAGAGTATCATGATAGAAACGAACGCGGTTCATGTGACGGAATGTCTTCTTGGCGTCGGTCCACTTCTGTATGATTCCGCGGATGATAGGGGAACGTGCGGTGAAGATCTGTTCTAACTGGTATGCGATACGAATATTGAAATCATTGAAGTCAGCTGCCTCAATGGTAACCCCGTCTTCCGTTTTCGGTCGTGTCTTCTGCGTGAAGATTACCTTATCGTTTGTGGACGACGGCATATCCAATATTTTCTGGATACTATTTGTTCTACAGTACTCCTGTATCAGATCTATTCCTATGATTTCGCCGCGAATATTACTCATTATAGAGTTTCCCGAAGTCTTGTCGGTATATTCGTGAAATACGCGCAGTGAGTGCATACCATCCGGATTGTCTGTCTTGAACCCACACTGATACAATCGTTTGACTACATTCTCGTAGTCAATCTGTGTGATCCTGTTCTTTTTAGTATCGGTACCGAATCGGATCTCAAGCTCATTTATCTTACCATCAGGACGACCGCTAAACGGATTACTCGCTAAATAATGGTCGATCATGAATTCTAAACGACGATTGCCATCCGACTTCGGGGCTTTCGTTTCTTTTTCCATATATAGTATTTTTACATATTATTTTAATATTGTTTATCCAATCAATTTTACGGGGGCTGCCGCCCCCCGTTCGCCCCTGCCACGTGAGTTTCACCGGCAACGCCTGACTATTATCTAGAGGTGTAACGCCCGCGAAGTTACCAGAGGCAACGTCTTGTTACCAGAGGCAACGTCTTGTTGCCTCCTGATAAAGTTCACTCTTCTTGTACTTTATGGTCTGGTCTATGTGTAGACGGACAGATAGTTTTTTCAATTCATCTGCCGAGAAATTGGAAATTGCATCTAGGGGTCTATCGTATCGGTGTAAGCGTAGTTGCTCTGTCTCAATTTCTTGTATCTTTTCATCAGTCACGCAAGTATCAATACCATAATCGCCTTTAGGATTCTTATGGAAAATAAGTGTATGATCGTACTCATCGGTCGGGCATATATTGATATAAAACTTCTTCTCCTTCGTAAGGATTATTCTCGCTTTGTAAAATACGGCCATTGCAATCAGAGTAGAAACATTTAACGACGCATTGGTAACGATATCAGACATGATTTCTTGTATTGCTACATTCGTAATCTTTACATTTGTATTTTTCAATCGGCTAGGTTGTGTCTTGATGGATTCCATGATCTTCTGCTTCTCCTCCATTTCAATGTTACTATATCCTTGAGTAATGGCATTATACGCATTTAATCCATTTTTAGCAATATACAAACACCAAAATAGCGTATCCTTCTTTTCCGGGTAATAAATGTCACTCTTTTCCTTTTCCCTCTCCTTTTCCGCAGACTTCTCAATTACCCTTTCTTTCTCTGTTACAATTACAGGTTTCGCCTTCGTATACATATGTTTTGCTAGAAGACCTATCTTTTCAGGGGTATCATACGAATAGTTCACGAAGACTTGATGGTATATTCCAGACATGGGATTACTTATTATAAGGCATTGTCTTTAACCCCATTTCGGATATTTATTACGATAATGTCGTGCGGTTACTTTTTCCGACAATAGACGTTCGCTGCATAATTCGTACGTTTCATTGTTAATCTCGGGAAAAAATACATCGCATTCTGCATCTGTATTAATATGATTAATATATAGTTCATTACAACCGCGGTGTCGGATAGCTTCTTGGTAAAGCTGTCCTCCGCCGATCACAAAAATCTTCTCAATGCTTTTATCGTACCACAAATAATCCATTGCACTCTGTAAGCTGGTAAACCAGTCAATCTTGTTATTGCAATCGGATGATATAACGATGTTTCTGCGATTTGGTAGAGTACGGCCATTTAAACTTTCGTATGTTCTCCTACCCATTATAATCGCATTCAGACGTGTAGCGTCAGAAACTTTGCTTGTTATCTCTTTGAAATACTTCATATCCACCGGTTCATTCCAAGGGATCTGACCGTTCTTACCAAGTCCATTTGTGTTGGATACAGCGGCAATAATACTAAACATGTGCTTTTAATATTTGGTATTATTTTATTTTTATATAGATGCGCATATTAGAATGTACGCTCTAAATTAACAAACGGAGGATAATTAATGTATATATCATCGCAAGTTAATACATTTTTCATATCTAATGTGCCGGGTATGGTATCCGAGTTCAATTCTGGAAAACGAGTGAAATATTTCTTGTGTAAATAAGTACATTCAAATACATTCGGAATATTAACACCATTGTGATTTCTTAATCCACACCCAGTATTTGGATGAAAATGCACTAGGAAATGATTCTGATTTAGTTTTTCAAAGGCTTCTATCTCATTCTCTGAAAACGGAAAATGAAATTCCATAGTAATTTGTTCGAGTTTATTTAATCGTTCTGTATTCAGACTTTTAATCCATGGTATTTCATGTCCTTCAATATCCATTTTTATAAAAATAGAATTATGGTTATCAATTATATCATGTAAATTTGTAACATGTTCGTCGTTATATCCACTTATAAACTTATGAACGAACGTTATATTGGTGTTATGTTCTGGCACGGCACTAACCGATCCGTCAAACGCAATACATTTTACACTTGGATATTTGGTAGTAAAATGTTCCTCAAATGAAATGTCATCATCTACTCCGCCTGCTATCAATATATCGTATCTTGGGTTCGGTATATCAATAATTACATATCCACCATCATTGTCTTTTCCCAATCTGATTTTTTTGAATGGCGATTTATATACAGTCAATAGGGATGGGTGCATTCTTTTTATTATATGAAATATGAGTTTATATCATATAATATTTAACTTATTTATGTTAAATTGCGTAACTAGATGAAAATCGCAATGTCCGGCTAAATGTATGAAATAATTATTATCATAAAACTCTTGTAAGGGTACATTCTGGTTTTTCATAACGTTCCAATAATTATTATACTCGTTCACTTGCATCTTCTTTGAAAAACTCGGTTTTGAATGCATTCTTTTGCGATTCAATCGTCTGTAGTGCTCGCTCCTGCTCCTGGATATACTGAATATATTGCATAATATTGGAGATTGTATCCTTCGGTAAAAAAGATAGGTTTACAAAAACCCCGCTTTTATTCTCATTGATCTTACTACCGGGTGAGTTCTTCAAAATGCGAAGTATCTCAACCTGATGAATCTTCCCAAGCGACTCAACCTTCTGTTTAATCGCTTCTAAATCAAAGTCCATTATTTATTTGTAAATGAATTTAATATTTATATGAATTTTTTATATTAATAAATCACTATCTCCTCCGACTTTGATCCTTGGCTTTTTCACTTGGACGATCTTCTTCTCTACCAGTTGTCCGATTACGCATATATACGGGTCGTTCAGTTCATACCTAACACCAATCACCTTAACTACAATATCCATGTTCTCCTTAATTGTATTGAAGTATTTGTCAGTATTATGGTGATCGCGCGCGATAAAGATGGTTACTGGGACAACCTCGTTCGCGTCTACGACCTGTGCGTGAATACCGGCCTTGGTTATGGTCTTGCTAACGCACTCTATCTTCATACCTTCCACTGGATGGCAAATCATACACTCAAACACCGTCTGGAACTCAACGTCATCACCATGGACCACGGGTGACGAATAACTCAGCACTCTCACCGATCCCGGACGGATGAATCCCTCTGCAATACACTTTCCCTCTACTCCGTAGGTGATTTTCTCCTCAAGAATTTTCTTAGTATTGCTTCCTACCTCCGTGATAGATAGAACAATCTTCTTGTTGAGAACCGACTTAATGTAGACTCCATATATTTTTTCAGTATTCGGTTGTGCCATTTTGTATACCTTGTTATATATTGTATAACAAGAAATCAATTTTCCGCGTCCATCTCATATATCCCATTTATCAGGACCCGTTCGTTGTTTAAATACCAGACCTTCTCCCTCTTAGTATCGTTAAATTCGCGCATCAGAACTTCCATGAGAACGCAAATCTTCATTGTGGTGTTAATTTTGTATTCTTTCACACTCTTTGCATTATACTTGTTGGGTTCTCCTACAAGTGAGTTTAATATAGGGCGTGTATATTCCGCCAATGCGCTACATGTGACACGTCCAAGTTTGTTTCGTTCCGCGTTCTTGTATTTCGTTTTAAATACATATTCTCGTTTGCGTGTTCCCTTTTCAAACCATGCTGTGAACCCAATAACATCATTCAATATCTGTTTTCGGAATACGTATTTTGTCCTATAATCCCTTGATCGTATTATATTGGCCGTTTCCACGTATTGCGCTTCAACCCATCCATCGGGTGACGGATGATAAATTCGTGTTGACTTATTGTCAGTTGTTAAACTAATCCCTATATCGCCGTTATCCGCAGTTATTACGTTTGCATCAAAGTACATACGAATGAGTTTTTCAATCTCAGTCTCAGATCCAATCACAACACGATTATACATAGCATTTAATATTATAATCTTATCGGACGTAAGCATATTATCAATCATATGATATATCAAATGTTTCTTCAGTTGCATTTCTGTGAATGCGTATTCCGCAATAACATGGTTTCTCACCGAATTGAATGCCGAGTACCAATTGTCATTTGAATCGTCCGATGAGAACGCTACAGCAAACAGATCGGTTAAATTCTTAACGATTTGTGTATAGTTGTTCTGGTTACCGGACGCGCGTTTTTGTTTCTGCAATTGAATTGAAATATTTGTGTGTTTGAAATCAACTGGTGCAATCCTCTCGTATACAGAGGCAGTAACATCCGTGATCTCTACCGGTTGGAATAAATACGTGTCATTGTTATTCACTATGTGTCCCAGTCGTCCATACGTATCAACTACATATTCGTTTGAATTATCAACCATCCGCGTAAGAGATGAATAAATTTGTTCCTTCGGATACTTCTTCACTTTATTTATTTCATCTATAATGTCATTGATTGTGTAAAAATGGCGCTCCTTAAACAGATCACGAATACGTTGTATGATTCGGGTATTATTTCCTTCAACGAATTCAATACTATATGTGTCACGTTTAATCTCGTCACCATTGGGAGGTCTCTCATTCGGGTAGCATTTGATTTCACAATTATCCATATAATCGCATATTTCGGTGCGTGGTTTATCGCCGATTTCATACTCTTTAGTTCCGCCACTACTCAAGGATAATGTTACCGTTACATTCTGAATAATTTTTTGCAACATTGTAGTTGTAAAATTTGTCTGGCTGATATTCAGTAGGCAGTCTACAGCCACCTCCTTGAGAACCCGAGTAACCCGCCCAATCGCTATGGCTTTTTGTTCTGCCAAACGATAGACGTACATATCCGCGGATTCTTCTGTTGTACCTAACAATGTTGCATGTAAGAATATTTCCACATTACGTTTCGCAAACTCCAACTTGCAATGACTCAGATTACGCACTCCGCGACCAATTATCTGCTCTATACGATTCATATTATACCATGGCTCCAATACATGCACCTGACGGATGTTTTTGAAATCAATTCCTTCTCCCGCTGCGCGAGAAATTATCACCACTTTTACGAGTTTACCATCCATGTTCTCGTCACTATTCAGATATTTGAGGTCTTCATTATTGTTAGGCGAATACTTTGCATCGCCAGTAATCATCACATATCTTGCCTGCGATCCTTCTGGCTTATATCCAAGCGGCGGAACCGGCGGAGTTTTGAATAGCGATTTTACGCTCTTGTCTGAACTATAACGTGCGAATCCGATTTCTTCTAGTGCAAGCGCGATCGGCACCGCGCCACCATCAATATATTGCGTATATATCAGAATAATACCCTCTGATTTCTTTACGATCTCGCAAAATTTCGCAATCTTCGCGCTGTATTTTGGTAGTTCCGATGGACTGAAAATACGACCGTATTTGTCAGACTTATACTCAAAATCTTGCATCACATTGGATAACCCCGTCTTACCGATCATGTTCTGTATGAGACTAGTTTCCTCTTCAAGTGTGTATTCAGCGCTTGGATCATAGTCCTCTGATGGATATACTATGTTTAATGCTTCCAGAGGCTTTTGTAAAAGCGAATATCCAAATGACTCCTTTTCTTCAAATGCCTTATCTTCGTCTTCCCCGCGTTTATGTAGGTTTTCAATACACATTTTATATACTTTTGCCTGATATTCGCCGATTCCATTGGTAAACAAGTGGATGTACTGTAGCGCCTTGTCCGATTCAATAGGTTTCTGGTTCATTTGAATTATCGGATACACAACTGAAACATCTTTCGCTGGGTATATACGGAATGGGAATGTATATGGGTTCTCTCCTTTCACATAGGATACATAACCGTTTAATTTCTTACGGAGTAGCTCTTCACCTTTGCCAGGTATAAATTTGCCATCGGATCCGAATATATCCGACGTTTTAATCGCCTTGCGTTTATCATTCAAATTCATTAGATTCGTAAGCCATATGATCTCTTCATACGAGTTATACATAGGAGTAGCTGACAACAACAAGAGTTTCATGCTATCTGTATTTCTAGCGACTTCCATAAGTAAATCAGCAGGTTTTCGCGTACCATCTATTTTAGTAGTGCGTATGTTATGAACTTCATCAATAATTACCAAACGACTATTGAATATATTCTTGATACGCTGTTTTTTAATGCGTTCTCTGTCTTCCTCAGAATAATCTATATCTCCTTTTATTTCAACTGATTCGTTTATGAAGTTCGCAAACTGGGTATATCCCATAAATACATAATATTGGCGTATAATTGATTTTACCTGGCTTATTATGTTCTCTCGGTCGCTCTCAGTTCCTTTAGTGTCGGTTGGATTGATTTCCTTCAATAGTGAATTTCCGACGCATGTATTTAAAGTCCATATGCCATCCTCTAGTTTTAATTTACGTTCATCAAATAACTGTAATATGAAGTTATCTTGTACGTTTGGTGATGCTACAATCATTATGGATTTCTTTAATCCAATCTGTTTCATGTATCCACGCATTTCTTCGGAAACCCCGATCGCGGAACACGTCTTTCCGGTACCCAATCCATGATATAACAATAAACTATTGTATGGAGTCTGTAGGGACATGAAGTTTTTGACGAATGTTTGGTGTGGCATGAGTTCAAAGTCCGCACTGCATAACTTGGATGCTTGTTTTTCAATATCTTCTATAGAGCCAACTGACCCTTCGCCATTATTACGATCGGCGATTTTTAGGCTATCATCATATTGATAATCATTGAATTCCTTGCGCTTAGCTATCTTAAGGGCAAAATCTGGGTCATCTAAATGTGGGTATAAATAACTGTGTTCGGTATTTTCTTCATACGGGGTTTCATAGTCTTCTTCCTCTTCGGATGAGGATATTTCCTCGCCTTCTTCGGATGAGGACGTTTCTTCTTCGGATGAGGATTCTTCTTCGGGTGAGGATGTTTCCTCTTCTGATGAAGAAGTTTCCTCCCCCTCCTCTTCTATAGGTTGATCCATTTCCTTTGGCGTGTCTGCGCGAACAATAATCGGAGATTTCTTAGAAATAGATACCTTGAATGGTTTGCGAACAACAATTGGGCCTTTATCATCCACCGATTCAACCACAGGTTCCGGTGGCGGCGGCGGAAGTTTCTGAATTGCCGCAGCTTGAACGTTTTTACGAGCAGGCACTAATACAATTGTTTCGCCTCGTTTTACTGCCTCGTCCTCATATTCTTTCTTATATACTTCCTCACCAACTATGTATCTCAAGTCTTCGGGTAGTTTTCTGATTCCATTATCTATATCCTTTTTAACTCCCCATTCGTTATAAGGTTTCACCAGACATTTTTGAGTTTTCACATTCCATGTTGTCCTTTCCGGGCATTTGCCAGTCGGACATATTTCCGGCGGACATTTCTGATGTTTTTGTGTTTTATTCTTGGGAGGCATATATATATAACGAATATATAAATATGTCATTTATATCATAATTGATACACAGCAAATTGTTTTAAACACACATCTACGTTTGTTATTATTCGTTTTTTTTCTAAATTGTAGTCGCGTATCTTCACTAGACAATCTGAAATACAAGACCAACTCATCTTAGATACTTCAGAACGCTGGTAACTATCCATATCCAGAGTATCTTTATAGTCCATATATACCAGAAAGTATTTGTGTTTATACGACAAATAGTTAGATCCCGTAAAAATCTCTTCAAATGGTATGACATTATGAATTGGTTTGATTGTAGTATCACTATAGCCGGTTTCCTCGCAAAATTCACGAATGGCACAATCATAGTCCGTCTCATTATTATTCCGACGACCTTTCGGAAATCCCCATTCCGGTTCCATCCACTCACCATATTTTCGTGAGTCTTCAATAATACTACTGAGGGTGTAAGAATCACTCTTCAGCGTAATGCCGGCAACTAATGAGCTATGCTTGTCTCGCGATACAGTCTCCTCTAGTTTATAGCGACTATTACAAAATCCTTCACCCCATATGTCTTTCCATAACTCATCAAAACCAACTGACGATAACCGTTCTTTCTCATAATTAGTCATCTGTTTCATCATATTCATTATATATTCCTTATTATTGACTGAATACTTACCACGCATAAAATCAATATAACCGAGAGTTTCCTTTCTCCTAATCAATAAGTATTCAAAGGAAGAGCCATTCTTTGATTTTCGGAATGCAATAACGCCAGAACTGGTAATCGGCATCTTACAATTACTGAATAGATGGCCCGGTTTACCACAATTATTACAATTTGTATTTTTATTCATTCAATCTGCATATATATAATACCAATGTTCTATATACTTTGCCATACATGAATTTTGATCCAGACGTATGGGGACCGCATTATTGGTTCTTTCTACACACTATTGCGCACTCTTATCCAGAATCACCGAACGCAGTTACAAAACGTAAATACTATGATTTGATACAAAATATGCCACTTTTTATACCTGTATCTGAGATTGGTAATAAATTTAGCAATTTGTTGGATAAGTATCCAGTAACACCGTATCTGGATTCACGTGAGTCATTCATACGATGGGTACATTTCATACATAATAAAGTGAATGTGTCATTAGGAAAAGAAGAGGTATCCTTTTTGAAATCCATTGACATTTATAAGTCTTACTACAAAAACAAACCATTCATATTAAGCGAGACATTAAACCTAAGGAAACATTACATACACGCTGGATTAACATTGAGTTTTATATTTTTAATATATACGCTGGCAAAGGAATCTTAGATATCTATTATATATATAAATGCGATTCGAGATCGTTATATTCCTTATAACCATGTTTATAATAGCCAATATACATACTGATGGAAAATACGTGAAGCTTGCGCTGTCGTGGAAAAAATACTATCAGATGTTTGGTGTTGCATTTGCTGGATACATGTTATGTTGGTTGATGCGTAAAAATCCGGAAAAAGCACAAACCATGTTAGTTGCGTCCAATGAGTACCTGAAATACTTACCAATAGATAAAAGTACCAGTAATATGATTTCTCCCATATTGGATTTCACATCAAGGCAGGATTTCAATGGTCCGCGCACACATCAATATGAGAATCGTATATTGAATTCTGGTGGTGATGGCCCAGTTGATATCGGTGGCGGAAAGACAGCTACGAAGCGATCAGTTAGCGAGACCAAAAAGAAGTTTGTGGCGGCGCGACAAAATTGGCATTGTGGCGATTGCCAGAAACA